TAAATTATGCGAACTAGCGTTTTTTTCTGATCCAGTGTTTTCGCTCTACCCACGGTGGCGGATAACGTCTTATTTTTTCGTTTGGTTTCCACAAAATCCGCTTCGTGATGTCTTGGCTGCGTTTCTGTGCGCGGTCAAGTTCTATCGAGCGTATAAGTCCGAAAGCGTCTAGCCCGGTCTCGTTCGCTATGTCCTGTATGAACTCAATTGGAATACGCAAACGGTTGCGTCGGTATTGGCTGATGCGTGTCGGCTCTACTTGCCAGCGTTGTGCAAGGCCGTAATCAGATACAATGAAGAGTCTGCTTTTTAAGCAGTCGATTAGCTCCGATTGTTTAGTCATAAAAAACAAAGCCTTATTAGTTTTGATAAGGTTTTATTTTATCAGCTTGAGCTGATGCTCTCTATTTGAGCATATGCTCCTTATTTTTGTAGTCTGACTACAGAAAGTCCAGACGGTCGCTATTTGACCATGGGCTCTTTGGATGTTTATGGTTCGATAATTTCTATATTTCCTGAATTTAAAATGCAGTCTATCCGGTTTTTATTTTCAGGTCTTAGGCATTCGTATCCTTTGCTTGCGCCTTCTGAGTATCCTTGAATCCAGCTTATTATCAAACAAACGGCGAAAATTAGGATTTTTAATGACTTTTTGAGCATTATTTTCCCTTTATATCTATTTCGCCGTCGTCGTTTATGTATGCCCTTTTTAAGGATTCGTTTAGAAGCATATGCGCTATCTCGCTGTCTCTGAGTGGCTCTCTTCCTAGTTGTATCAGTTTTTTATTTGCTGATATGGCTAGCTGCCTGATTTTTTCTTCCTGATCGTCTTTGATTCTTAGTGCTTTCATTTTTCATATTTCCTTAAATCTTTTATGCAATATAAAACAAGGATTTGTGTGTTAACAAGTAATTTGTTGTTGACTTAACGTGTTAACGCGTTAACATATAGGAAATTTGTTAACGCGTTAACGCGTTAATTTAATGTGTTGTAAAAAAGGTCGAAACATGAAAAAACAACGTAGCGCAAAAGTAATTCAGGAAAAGTCGGGCTGGCGGGTTGAGTGTCGTGAACATGATATTTTGCTCCATACGCTTTATTTTGATCTTCGATCTGAAGTTTTAGCGTTGTCTCGTGCCGAAATGTGGGTGGCTGCGGGTGTAGCCCTGTCTGTTTCATATGGTGCGCCTAAGAAAGATTTGGGGTGTATCGATGAGTAATTTAGGGGCTTGGGATAATCCCCCCCCCTATCTAACAGGGGGGGTCGAGATTTGAAAACTTCGGGCGAATCAACGTCAGAATCTTCTGAAGCTGTTGTTTTAAATCAGGAATATGAACGTTATGAAACGGCAGTCATAGATTTTGATGGAAATTTAAAAGTAATCCCGCTTCGTCGGGGGCTTGGAAACACTGCTTTCATTGATACCTTGAGCTTCACATTCAAAGAAAAATCAGTTGTGGGCTTTGCGCCTGATTTGCTTGTGATGGGTTTGCCCTCTCCTGTTACTGATTTTGACGTGATGAAAAATTGGTCTGAGATTGCTGAATGGATTTTTGGCTTTGGTATTAGCTCCCCTGCTCCCGTCGGCAAAGGTCGTTTTTATGATGAAAGATGGGAAATGTCGGTTGATGGTGTTCTTTTCGGTCAAGCATACATTGGCGGTCAGAATGACACGATACTGATTGAATTGACTGGTAAGGGTTGTACGGCTGCAAAGGACGGATGGGAGCAGCGTTTATATCAATTTCTTAACGGTCATGCGTATAGTCCAAGAATTACGCGTTGTGACGTGGCAAAAGATTTTTATAGCCAAGAAATAAGCCCTGATACTGCGTGGGAAGCTTATCAGAATGGCGAATTTGACAAGCGGGGTAAGCGTCCGTTGGTGGCACAAATTGGATCTGATTGGCTGAATGGAACGGATAACGGAAAGACGCTTGGTGTTGGATCTAAAAATTCTTCTTGCTATTGCCGAATATATGACAAGGCAAAGGAACAGGGCGATACATCGGGAATGTTTTGGACAAGATTTGAACTTCAGTTTATGGGCAAAAACTGTCTGATTCCGATCGATATATTGCTTCAGCCGGGTCAATTTTGGGGCGGTTCTTTCCCAATTTGTGAGCGTTTACAGAATTTTGGTTCGTCAAATCGTTATTTGTCGTCAGAAAAAAGAATTCAAGTGTCGATAGAAAGGGTTCAGGAAGTCGCAGCAAATCAGGCTGGTCGAGCTGTGAATATGATGCTTCAGTTGGGTATGACGGCGGATGAAATTGTTGAGCGTTTAAGGCGTAAAGATGGAGCATTGCCTGAGCGTGTGAATCCTGCTTCTTATTCGGTTGAGTACGCATTGAGTTCAAGACGTCATTATATGCAGTTTATTCATGACGAATACGAAGGTTCTATTGAATTGGAGTTGACAGATGAATACGGAATGATTCTTCAGGGGATCCAAAATGATTAAAGGTGTTGAGTGTAATAAGAAGATCTATCCATGTATTTTGGTTGATGATGAATTGCATAGTTTTTATGTTTTCAGGCGTGTTTTGATTTGTTTGTCAGTGAGCCAATTTGCTGAATTTAATGGCGTATCTAATAAAGATAAAGATGAATTTGACTATATGATTCATTTGGGAATTAAACACGCACTTAATTTAAATTGTTTTGCATATCATTGTGACAAAAATGGTCGCTTGATGTGTATTTTTAGTCCAAAAGCCTAAGAAGGCAGGAAGGTAGTTTTAAAAATGAAAATGTTCGCTAAAGTGCAAGGCTTGAAACGCTCTAAAGGCGTGATGAACGATACAGGTAAAGCATACGATTCGACAACAGTATATGTTGAGTTTCCGTTTGCGCGTGATAACGCAGATATGCGCGGTTCGGCAACTGAGCCGATGAAATTTGGCACTTCTGAAAATTTTGAAAAATTTAATGGTATTCCCTTGCCGTTTGAAGCGGAAATCGACATTGAAGTGCAAACAAACGGCAACCGCGTTCAGAACGTGATTGTTGATATTCAGCCTGTGCTGAATAAAAAAGAACCTATTTCGCAGAAATAATTTTAGGGCTGTCCGCTTGCCCCCGAAAGCGGAATTTTATTAATCATTCGAGGTAAAAACTATGAAACTCGCAAATTTGAAAAAAGTCGCCGTTGGCGCAACTCTGGCAACCGCTTCTGCCCTGTCTATGGCTGATGGTATCGGTGACGTGACAAGCACTATTACTGGAGAAATCGGTAAAGTCGCCCCTGTTGTTTCCGCTGTGGGTGTTGCTTTGATTGGCGTTTATGTGCTGATTAAAGCGTTCCGCCTTGTTACTGGCTTTATGCGCGGTTAAAAAAACTGGGGGCAATATGGGTGCTCGTGTCGGCTTGCAATGCTTTCAGACAACTGAAACAGCAACTGATTATGTTGTTTCTCAGATTGTCCCCGTTTTGCATTCTGAGGGCTATTTGATAGTCCCTCGTAAGCAAGGCAAAGACTGGTTTGTTGGGTCTGAAAAGGTAGTTTTAAATTTCCCAGAGTGTTCAATTTTGGAACAGATGGGCTATGGTTCGCAGATCGCTACGCCCTTTGTGCTTGTTTTTGTGATTATGTTTTGCTTCAAAATTGTTGCACGCTTTGTAAGTTCTTCAGGGGTTTCCGATGGTCACTGATTTTCCCTTTCTTGTCGGTTTTTTTGCGACTCTATCATTAATTTTTTTGTTTAAGGGTTGAAATTATGAAAAAAAATATTCTGGCGGTCGCATTATCAGCGGTCGCTTTTTTATTTCCGGTTCAGTCTTTTGCCGATACAGCAAAAGTAGGCGATGTAACGTGGGGTTTCCGTACTGATAAAAGGCTCAATGATATGACTAATCTATTTGAGCCGAAACAAATAGGTATTTTAGATAAGAACACTGGCATTACACATATCACAACTATAACAAAGGTGGCCTGCGTGTTGGAACAGTGTTTATATCGCACGGAATATCAAGGAACAAAGGGCAAAAAGCAAGAAATGCAAGTATTTGATATTGAGGACGTTTTGCCGAAAACTTCGGGAAATAAAAAAATAAGTATGGGAGATAAGGATGTCGCAGAAAACGCAAAAAAGCTCGGCGTTGACAAAGAAAAGCTGAAAAAGGCTCTGGAAGATGAGAACGAATATCAACGGCTTTTGAGAGAAATTCAAGTAAAGAAAGAACAGCAAAGACGGAAAGAAGAAGAAAAGGAAAAAAATAAAAATAACGGATCAACAGGAAACGGTGGCGGTGGTGGTGGTGGAAGAAATGGCGGTGGCGGAAGCCATGGCGGTGGTGGAAATTCAGGCG